ACATGACATGGGTATTAAAAGAATTTGAAGCAGTTAGAACAGAAATGCCAGTACAAGTAGATCTAACAAAAGTGTTTGCTGAAATAGGTAAAGTTAGAGAACTTATTGCTATGATACCACCACGTGTTGATTTAGCACCTATTCTTGAAAAACTTAAAATGTTAGAAGAATACGGTTGGGAATTAGAAGAAGATCTTGAAGAACTTGTTAAACAAACTGCAATTGTATCAAAAGAAAACGAATTACAAGACATTCAAATAAAAGAAATTAAAAAGAAGTCTGATAATCCATTAGCTAAATAATGGCTAATAAACAATACAGGTGGTTCTTAACTAAACGTAATAGAATGATGAAAAAAAATAATTCTGTTATAACAGATAATAATGATTTTTATAATCACATGAAAAAAGAAAAAGAAATTTTAGATATTTCTATGAAAGAATCTTTAAAACAAAAAGAAGAAAGAACAAAATCATGAAAATCTCGGACCAAACGAGCATCAGCATGCCTATGCGCAACTTACTTAGCATTGTCGCGGCCGTAGGAATTGGAGTGTATAGCTATTTTGGGATTGTGGAACGCCTCAACAATATAGAGACTCAAGGTAAGTTAATGCTAGCCGATGTTGAAAAAAACACGGAATTCCGTATAAAATGGCCACGTGGTGAAATGGGCTCTTTACCCGCTGACGCTCAGCAGGACATGCTCATTGAGTTCATGGCAACTCAAATTGAAGCCATGCAAGAAGAAATGGAGGGTATGATGAGTAATACCGTAAATATAAAAAGAGCACAGCAGGATATTGAAAAATTAATTATAGATACAGAAAAGCTTGAGGACAAAGTGAGGGACAATGGAAGTCATTAGCGTGATCCTTATGTTCGTTTTCGGGAACATGAATGACCAAAATACTCAAATGACACAATATATTCCTATGAAGTCATTATCTTCTTGTATGAAAGAAGTAAGACTGATGAAGAAAAAAAATACAGGATATGATAAGGATGCTTTTTGTGGTCCTGGTATCGTTCATATAGAAGACGGTGAAGTAATTGCATTATATAACGAAGTACCAGCTGGTGCTAAACTAGTTAAAAAAGATATAGATGCAGCAGCATTTGAAAGATGGTCTCTTCGTGCTAAAGCGAAATGGGATTAACTCGTCGCGTAATATTTAATTTTTTTTAACATACTATTAACACCATTATTTCTACCTGGTGTTAACAATGTACTAAGATTCATTTTTTCAAATTCTTTCTGATCAAAATCATTTATGTCCTGGGCCGTAGATCCACTATACACATCCGCAATGAGACAGACCATGCCTTTAGATATAAGTGCAGCTGAATCAGCAGTAAAATATATTTTATCATCAATGAAATGCGGGACCAACCACGTCTGTGATTGACAGCCTGGAACTTCAAAATATCTAGTTCTGTTCTCGTCTTCCATTGACTTGGAATTTTTTCCAAAATCCATAATCCACAAGTATTTATCTTGAGCGTCATCAATGTTGTTAAGTACTTGTACATATCTATCCAATCTCCTTTTAATCATCACACTCTGGTTCTAATTTTATACATGCAATTTTTTTATCTTGTGACATTTCTAATGGAGGTAAATCAGTTATAACTATTTCATCGTCAGTTTTATTTTTCTGGAAGTAGGTACATCCAGATAATAGTAAAAAGAAGATAAAAAAGTAAAAAACGGTTAATATCCCGGGTAGAATCATACCACTCCATCGCTTAAACCCCGATACCGGGGTGTTTATGGCCTTTTTTATTTGGCAGAAAACCGTCGTTTTATCGTTAGGGTCCCAAACGTCCATTATTTGTCCTTTTTGTTTGTTTCGTCCACAAATAGACCTAACACCCAATCAATTTGTGAAATAGCACCCTTCAAACCCATCAATGTTGCTTCTAAATTACCTAGTGCATTTCTGCCCTGAGTTATTTTTTGATTAACATCATCATGTTGTGTTTGTAATGCTGTTTTTCTTTCTTCTATTTTTTTCTTTTCCATAATTACCTTCCTGTTTTTTTATTTCTCCACCTAGCAGATCTTTTTCTTCTTTTTTTCCTACCAAGCTTTCGTCTTCCTCTGTGTTTAGCTAGTCCTACTTTAGCCACTATACTCCACACAGTCCTTCACACTCATCGGCAAATTCCTCATCGAATGTCTCACCAAATAGTGAAGCTTGTTTCTTTGGTTCTAAGAAATTTATATCACGAAGAGGTTTTGCTGATTTGTGCAAAAACAATTCTGATTCTGTATTCTTTAAACCATGTCTTATTTTATCATCAACTTCACATGCATCTGCAAAATCTTCTGGATAATTTTTTTGCATATTTTTCCATTGATCATTATGATGATAAGGGCACCCTATGCAAGATGATTTACCAGGCATGGGGTGTTTCTTAATATCACGATACCACTGAAGACAGTCCATACGAGACATCTTCATTTCTATTAAAGGCCAACGTGATGTTAACCAGGGTAGTCTAGCGTTTTTCATACGCATAGCTTCATCAGTAGATATACCAATCCATTGTTCCACTAACATGTCTTTTTTAACACGGTGTCGTGGTTTGATACCTAATAATTCTCTAATCTTTTTTTGTATAGGGATTACCTTATAGTCATGTGTGCATTGACGATATAACATACCAACCTTTCCACCAGGACGAGCAGCAAATAAAGGTGGATTTGGTACACGTCCGGCGAAAGATTTATGTTCCTCATTTGACCCTTTAATTGGGTTCGCTGCACGGATAAGATCCTCACGAATATTACTTCGTTCTACAGTAATGAGTGGACAAATCGTTATTGCTTTCTTTAAATATTCAACATGCTCATACACGAATGAGGGCTCCCACCCCGTATCAGCAAAAATCATGTAATCTGGTTTGTGTTTAGTCAATCCTTCTTGCGCCATGAGTGCCAAACAGGAAGACTGTACCCCTGCCCCGAGTGATAATATGCGCATTGTCGGTTCACGTTTGTTTCCTTCTTCATCAAAGTATTCCGGTTCTTTTGTTGCCGCAACTGCTGCCATATTGTTGAGCTTTTTGCGGTCAATTTTTGTAGACATTTGTTCCAAAACTTTTCTTCTCTCATACTCCATCTGCTCCGGATTAATGGCAAAACTATTCTTCTTGTTTTCCATTCTTTTTTTTCTTGTTTCTTTATTTATACTCACTTGGCATCTCCCCAGTTATCTTTCATTTTGTAATCTACGTTAGAAGGCACCTTTAAATCTATACATGTTTCCATTATATTTTTTATTTCTTTTGCCTCTTTATCAGATTTTACACTACAATTCAACTCATCATGAACTTGTATTAAAGGTATTATACCTAATTGTTCATATATATCAACCATAGCTTTTTTAGTCTGATCTGCAGCTGTGCCCTGTATTAATCTATTAAGTGCTTTATATGTACCAGCTCTTTTTATAGATCCACCCCATTTTGTAGTGGCTTCATCATGTGGCAATGCTTTGTGAAACACACCAGGATCGTACCAAGCAGGTTCAAATAAGTCAAATTTACACCTACGGCCAAGATAAGTTCTAATAGATCCCACTTGATTTGCTCGGTTCATAACTGCCTCTAGCATACCTTGCATAAAAGGAACTTTTGATCTAAACTCTTTGAGCATTTCTCTTGCTTCCATAGGTGATATATCTAAGTCAACTGCCATCTTTTTGTATCCCATGCCATACATAACACCAAGACCAATAGTTTTAGCTAGTTTACGATCAATACCGGCCATTTCTGCTGTCTGTTTGTGAAAATCTAGACCTTTTACAAAAGCTTCTTGCACTTCTGTTGCCCCTTCGTTCTTATTTAACACTGCAAAATGTGTAAGAATACGAGGTTCTTGTTGTGAGTAATCAGCTGATAACCAGTACTCGCTTTGTTCTGGTATAAATATTTTTCGTAACTCAGATCCAAATTCATTTCTAATAGGCATTTGCTGTAAATTAGGAGCATACATAGAAAATCTACCAGTCACAGTTCCACCACTATCACCACGTATTTGATTTATATGTGCGTGTAATCTACCGTTGTGTATGTATTTAGAAATACCATCAACGAATGTTCCTTGTAATTTGTTTAGCACACGTGCTTTTGTAATCATACGAGGAAGTTCATGGGCATGTGTATCTAAAAATGTTTGTGTAAAGCTAGGTGCACCAAGTGCTGTACGTGGGTATTCTAAATTTACATTATCAAATGCCTGGGCCACTGACCGTGCTGCCCAAACCTGCACATCAGATCCAGTAATATCTTTTATTCTTTTAAGATAATTTTTTTCTTTGACAAGTAACTTTTTCTTAAGAGCAAGAGCTCTATCCATATCAACTCTAACACCACGTTTTGTCATGTTAAATATTACACGAATAAGTCTACACTCTACATCATATACTTTAAACAAATCTTCTTTTTCTATCTCTGATATCAATCTCTCATGCAAACGCCATGTCAATCTAGCATCTGCTTCTGCATATTCCCCAACAAATTCAGCAGGTAACTTATACATCTCTGCTTTAGGATCTATTCCTAATTCTTCTGCTTTAGCTTTTAACAAAGATTCATTCTTAAATTCACCTAGATATTCACTTACCATACTGTTTAAAGTAAATGAATATCTATTCTCATTTAATAATGCAGCGGCAATCATAGTGTCATGAATGTATCCTTTAACTTCGATATTTAACACGCTCAGCCATCCAATATCGTACTGCGCATTGTGAAACACCTTTTGTATAGATTCATCCTCACATATGCTTTTTACGTATTTTAAGACAACTTTACTGTCCATATTACCTCCACCGTCATGAGCAATTGGGTAATATGCAGTGAAATCACCACTAGATACGGCAATACCTATAACCTTTCCAATCTTTCTAGGCCAACCAGGACCCATTTTCTTTAGATCTGTGTCACACGTCTCTAAATCTATTGCCACTACGTCCCTTCCTTTCATGGAAGGGAATTCCGTGGGGTGTAACCATTCTGCTTTTACTTCGTTTTGATTAAAAAGATCCACTATTACCTATCTCTCCTGCAATTGCTGAATAACCTGCCATATCAATAAAGTTATCCAAATTAAACTTCTCACCTTGTGTGTGTCTTGATACTTTTAATAATATCATCATAATTGCTACATCTTCAGCTGTAATACTAGCCATTGGCTGCAGCTTTTTATCTAAAAATATATTCCAGAACTCTGCAATTTCTGCATGATTCTTGAATGCATCTCCATGTGATTCATTTCTATCATTAGAAATGATATCTTTAGCTTTCGCTAATATTTCTTCTTTTTTCATATTATAAATCCTCTTTCTTGTTGGGGGTTAATTATATGTAGAGATTGTTTTGCACGAGTTGCACCTACATAAAATACTCTGTTGGTATCATCAGAATCTATTTCCATCTCTTCGCTATTAGCACGTGATAGATCTGTCATTAACATGACGTTATCACATTCACCACCTTTAGCCATGTGTATTGTACTTAAATTTATTTTAGGCTCGACACCTAACCCACCATGTTTTTCTAGTGACATTATATATGATTTATCTTTCTCTCCTATGGTAGTAAAAGCTACATCCCAAGGAACTCCTGTGTTCATTAAACCATGATGCATTGTTAAAGACTCTATATTATATACTTGTCCTTCTTCCAATGTTTTTAAACCTTTAAATCCTCTTTGCACTCCAATTCCACTTTTTAAATTTGCATAAATTGCAGCAACATCGCTGTACGATAAATCTTCAAATTCGTTTAACCTTTTCCATGCATCTACTGCTTTAATTAAATCTTGTTTTATAGGTGACTTACCATATACAGTGTATGGTAATCCTTGGTATCGTAAGTCATCTTCAATATCATCTAACATATAACTACATGTAGCTAACGCAAGCCAATTACCATTGCGCATATCAACACCACCAGGATAAGCGTGAAATCTAACTTCACCCTCTACATCACGTGGATTCCATTCTTTTTCTCTTCTTTCACTTATTCTTGTAACAATATCGTGTGCCACCTTGTGCACCTCTACTGGGCATCTGTAAGATTGTTTTAATACACTTACATTACCCTCCATTTTAATTAAATGTTCAATATCTGCACCAGCCCATCTAAATATAGCTTGATCATCATCGCCACTTATATAAACTCTCTTAGAATTAGACCATATTTTCTCACACATATTCCATTGCAATTTAGTCAAATCCTGAGCCTCATCTACAATTACTACATCTAGCGCCGGTGTAGGACCAAACTCTACATATTGTGTTAACATGTCAGTAAAATCAAATTTATTATGTGTTTGTTTATAATCTTCAAAAGAACGATACGCCCACAATAATTCACTCCAAGCATATGCTAAATTAGATACATTATAGTATTCCTGTAATTCAAGACATTGCATTTTAGATTTATTTATATCTCTTAAAAATTTATTATCAGTAGATACAACACCATTATCTTCCCAATCAGATGTAACTCTTCTAAGATCTACACCATACTTGTCAGAAAATTCTGCATAGTCTCTTTGATCCATAATCTCTGATTTAGTAAAACCCATTTGTCTTTTACCAAATGCATGTAATGTGCAAAAATAAGGAAAATCTTTGTCTGTCAAATTAAATTTTATCTTTGCTCTATCACGTGCTTCATTTGTTGCTTTTGTTGTAAAACTTACAAATGCAATACGATCTGGTGGAGTGCCATTCTTTAGTTCCCGGTCCACTATCCTCAGTAGGTTCTCAGTTTTACCTGTGCCTGGAGGACCAAGTATTATATTAATTTTTGCCATTCCAGTCACACCTTCCATCTTTGTATACATATAATAATTTAACACCTATTTTTTTCTGTGCATCACTTGGCACTCTATTTATTCTATGCCCTTTTTTAGGGCCAGTTTTTCTGTAAGAAACGCTTTTAACATCTATCTTTAAAACTTTTCCTGTATTTCTATGCACTGCTACTAAATCAATTGGATCGTTATCTTGATGTTTAGGATATATTAAATATCCTTTTGTAACTAACCAAGCAGCAGCTGTAAACTCAGCCCATTGACCTTTCATTGTTTTAGTCATTGTTATTTTAGAATGGTGTGGCATCTTGTTTCCTAACTTCGTGTTCTGAATCTTGTTCATCAAAAGATGGTACACCCCATGTG